AGGGCCTGATTGACCTTGTGACATAATTCCTTGTCCTGGAAAACTCATTCTATTTTGAAACATTTGTTTTAAAATTTGTTGTATCTCTAATTCTGTTTTACCTTCTGCTCTTAATTTTTCAATCATCTGTAACATTTCTGCAGAAGTCTGTCCGCCTGCAGCATAACCTATTCTTCCACCGTCAGCTCTTTTAATAGATTCCCACGGTGGTAAGAAAGTTAAATTTTCACTAACACGTAAGTTTTCATAGGTTGCTTTATCACCACTATCAATAGCAGCTTGAACTTTCATTTGAATATCATCTAAACCGATTTTACTTCCTCGATCTCCTATCAGATCAGAAATCCTTGCTTGTTTTTTATTTTCTCTTGCTTGTAAACCTGCTATTCCCAATAAACCGGCTCCAGCTCCTACAGCTACTTTTAAAGGATCTATTTTATCAGTGCCTTTTTTATAAAATAATGCACTTCTTAGTTTGTCCCACCCAGAAGCTTTGTCCTCTTGGTTATTAGATATTACTCTGTTAGTTCCAGCTTCAAGGACATTTTTTTTAGTCCAGGGATTGGTTGCATCAAAACCTAAAGGTCCTCCCATAGTCATATATGCGCTTAGAGGATCTCTATTAACAAGTGCAGAAGCAGTCATTAGTCCTCTTCCTATATTAGTTGCTCCCAGAGGTGTAAAAGCTAAAGCTGTTTGAGTTATGGGGCTTCTTAAAACTTTTTTAGCGCCTCTTGCAATTTTTTTAACAATACTTCCAAGACCATATTTCTGTCTTACTTGATCTTCAATTCCTTCCATTTGCGTTTGTGGTCTCATTTGCGTTTGTGGTCTTCTATCTCCCTCGTATGTTATAGACGGGGCTCCTGCTTTTAAATCTTTGTTAGAAGTCATTTCTATTGGTAATTGTAAATCTGTTATAGCCATAATTATGTTAGTTAAATTTTTAAAAAAGGCAGGAATTTCACCTGAACTTTCACATTACTTTGTTTTTGGAAACAAATCAAGTCCTGGAGCATGAACTATTACATCTTGTTGAATGTCTCCTTCGGGTATGTTTTTAGCCCTCCATTCTTGTTCGTTTTTATATGTTTCTCCTGTTTTTTTGTTTATTATAGTTGTTTCTACCTTTGTAGGTTTAATAATAGGAACATCTTTCCCATTAATTTTTACTGTTTCATTCATTATGTTACTACCTGTCTAGGCTTAATTTCTAATATAGAAGCCACTATGTGAAGCCTATCAGCTGTGGCAGCGGTTGCTTTTAAGATCTCATCTTCTTGAATTACTAAAGGCCCAGTAAGTAATTCAACTGTAGTATTAGCACTTACAGCTTTTACCTTGAATAAACTAAATACATCGGATCCAGCGGTCAAAGTTAGGGTAATAGTATCCCCTGACCCTGAGTCATCACTAACGAGAATGGATTTAACAATCCCCGTAGTTGCTGAAGGACATGTATATAAAGTCGTAGCAGCTGTGCTAGTTAAGTCTTTTTTAGCGTTTATAAATGTATTTCCTTGAACAGCCATTAGTTTAAAAAGAATGCTTCCGCATTTACCTCATCTTTAACATCTGATTGATAAGTAGAATTAAGTTTCTCAATTACAGCATCTAAATCTCTTATTAAAGATTGAAACACTTGTTCATCATATTCTTTACTTGCTCGAGTAAGTGCTTGTACAATTTTTGCCATTATCTTCTTCCATCCGCTTGAACATCTAATCTAAACGTCCCAAGTTTCCAATTCTGAGAGGAGCCTGTATTTTCAATTTTTAAAGCTACTGATCTGGCTCTTGCTCTGGTATCAACTTTAGTTGTAGTTGAGGCTACCGTAAAAGGTCCTAAAGGGGAACTTGCTTGAGTGCTATTAGAATAATCTTTTAAATTTAATGTAACTTGAGTGTTTCCTGTTTGTGAAACAAAATCAGGAATAAATCTTCTTATTTTCATAAGATATTCTCCATCTCCTCTAAAGGTAATTCCTTCTTTAGCGTCTTGAGTAATGTCATAATCTCCGGATTGAACGTTAGCCAATACTGCAGTAACCGTTCCTCCAGACACTACTTGATCAGTCCCTGTTTCTTGCTCATAATAAATAGTGCTTCCATCAGTATTTCCTTGAACGTCATAAGAGGCGTCGTCCGATGATCCATAATAAGAAGCATGAGGTTTATCGAATACGGCTGAATCAGCCCATGCAGTTCTAGGAAGAGTTCCTACAGTCCATACAGGACGTTGAGGAGAAGATTCTAAATAATTATAAGTCACGACTCTATTCATAGTATCGGAAGAACTAGTTCCGTAGAACCAAGACACTTCACCAAACAAGTTATTAAGACCTGCATTAATTAAATCTCTAGCGTTGGTATTTATATCTTCATAAACATAATCTTCCACTAAACATAATAAAGATTCGAGTTTACCTGTATATCTAAAGAAACCGTTTTCTGACATCCAATAAGCATTCCCGTCTACTTCTGTGTTGGCATTTTTACCAATTAAACCACAGTTAGTTCCTACTTGTGAGAAAGTAAAAGTAAATGGTTGGCCTACAAATCTCATTAAGAATAAAGCAGTATCTGTCCAAATATAAAGTGCATCTCTACCACGCCTAGCTCCCATGATCCGTGATCCGCCAGTCAGTCTTTGCGTACCAGCTGTATTGGTCGCTTTAGGTGCGTACGTGTTAATGTCTTCTTGGTCCGAGAACCTAATGAACATATCATCTTGGGTAGTTGTTGTTCCAATAGTGGTTTCAGTTCCAAAAAATACTAAATGTCTATCGGGTGTAGATACAACCATATGTCTTGAAGCTGTGGGTGCTCCCGAAATTACAGTTGCTCGAGTACTAGTGGCACTGCCGGCATCTGCGTCCCATTCAAAACATTTTCCATTATAAATTAAAGCTATTAATTTTGTTCCATAGTTGTCAAAGATCCATAATCCAGGATCAATAATAAAGTCTTCACTTGAGGCTTCACCCCATGCCATGTATTTAGAAATATCTGTAACTGTAGCACCGCTACTATGAGTGGCAGCCGTTGTACCATTAACCTCTCTAGCACCACCACTTAAAATGTTAGTGGAAGTATCATTAGCTGCAAAACTAATGTCCTCAGAATCAACTCTAATTTCTCCAGAAGTTGGAAAAGAAGCCGAACTTGTTAATGGGATATCGGTTACAGCAGCATTGATTCCAGAAGAAAGAGTCGTGGTTGCTGGACCTTGGACCGTTCCACCAAATAATCCTGTTCCAAAACCTCGACCACTTACTTGTTGAGAAGGACCTACAGGTTCATAATATTCAATCGTGGCACTTCCTGAAGTTGTTATAGGGCCGGATTGTTCAGTCTCTCCCATTGTTATAGTAATCGTGGTAGGAGTAGGAACCGTTATAACTTCAAATCTTTGGTCATCAAAATCAGAACTTGTAAATGTAGATCCACTTATCGTTACGCTACTGGTTCTAATAATGTCACCAGGCTGCATACCATGACCACTAGAAAAAGTTATTGTCACAGTGGCAGATGATGAGCTTGTAGTAAAACAACTCGTTTCAGTAAAAGTAGTTTTGATAGGGTGGATGTCGTAATAAGTTCCACCAGAATATACATATAAAATTTTATTAGATCCAAGAGCAGCATATTTAACCCCATTACTATCTAAGAAATGATGAATGGCTCTTACTGCTCCAGTAAGTTTATCCGCTCCTAATTGATCCCAACCTCCTATTTTTTCAGGTACTCCATATCTAAAACGGACATTATCACAATCTATCCATTGGCCCTCAGCGGCAGTGGCAGTGATTTGCTTATTAATTCCAGGTTGAAAAAATAGTTTCTGTAACATAAATAGCCATTATATATACTTTTTAAGAGAGATCAATTAATCCTTTGGAACAAACATAGTCCATTCTAGCGTATGGATTAAATCGTTCATGTTTAGTATTCTTGAATTAGTCTTTTTTAAATACCTATGAATCTCATTAATATCAAGTATAATCCACTCTTCAATACCATCAAATACCATTTTTTCCGCTTTAGTGAGTCTATAACCTCTTTTACCCAGCTGATTATTAGGTAATTGCTGCATTTCTCTTACATCAAATTTAAAGGATTGATTTGATTTTTTAAGCATACCTTCTATATGCCATCCTTCAAATTTATTAGGGTATTTAATATTAGTTAAGGATTTAGCAAAATTAGTTACTATCGATTTCAAACTGATTATAAAAGTTAAATGCTAAAGAATATCTTTCTTGTAGTGATTGATTTGTTGGAACTGAATGAGATATCATGGAATGAAATAACAAAAATTTGCCGGGTGTTGGTTTTATATTTATATTATATTGAGGAAAATAAATAGGTTCTCCTTCGGTAAGATATAAGACACCACCTATTTCTGCGTTTCTATGATCATGATTCCTCACATGATCCCCAGGATTTAATATATTTCCCCAAGCTTCTTTTAATCTAACTTGAATAGATCTGGTATGATGAGAAAGTAAAGGCATAATACTTTTAATAAATTCTAAAAATTTTTCATCATTTACAAAACAATCCCAAGAAGTCATTTTGCCAGAAACATTGGTTGCATAACTATGTTTATCGGAAATGTTTTCTTTAATTTTATTAATATAATAATTATAATCTATTTCAGATTGTCCTTCATATAACCATGTTGGAATCATTACATCTTTAGTGTAATGTTTTAACATAATGTGATTAGATTTTTTATTTTTCATTTATTCTTTCTAAAAAATGATTATGGGGAATATTCTATACCGTCTCCATCTCTCCAATTTGTTACTGATTCATCCCAATCCCATCCTTCATAAGGAACTGGTTTTGCTACTGGGGGTTCCCATAATTGAGTACTTGCATTTAATGTCCAACTAGGAAAAGGTTGGGGTTGTCTAAAGGCATCTACAACAGGATCGTATATATATCCTATACCCGCAAAATTATATCTTAAAGGAGTTCCTCCATTGGAATGTTGATTTCCTCTAGTATGAATTGAAGTTTGTTTCCAATTTGCTGTAGGTTCTTTATAAATATTTCTTAAAAAAGCAACTCCTAATGCTTCTTGTTCATTTCCGGTTTCATCAGTTATAACGGCATTATGAATAACATGTACATTTGTTACAATATTTTCATTATTAATTTTTGCAAAATGAGCCATTATGCTGTGTACGTCCCCGTTCCTGTATATTTTAGAATTTTGTAATCTCCACTTGTTGTAACAGTTGGGGAACCCGTTGTAGTTCCAGTATAATCTCCACTTAACATTTTTAAAATAACGACTCCAGATCCTCCGGCTTTTCCTGTGGCACCACCTGCATCTCGCGCTCCGCCACCACCGCCTCCGGTATTAGCTGTGCCTACAGTTGCTGCTGCTCCGTGAGTTCCACCTTGACCGCCTCCGCCTTGACCGCCTGAAGCGACACCACTTTGAGAGCCACCTCCGCCGCCACCGGCGTAATAAACTCCTGCGCCTGTAATTGAACTAGATGTTCCGTCTCCTCCAGTTCCTCCGCCGCCAGGAGATCCTGTACTTCCAGCTTGTGCGTGACCTCCGCCACCACCAGCTCCCCATTGAGGACCAGAGTTTCCGCCATCGTTTCCTTCTGCGGGAGAATAACTTCCTTCATTTCCAGATCCTCCAGCTTTGCCGGTATTACCACCGCCTCCGCCGGAACCGCCGTCTCCTCCAGAGGTGTCCGTGTTATGACCTCCGCCACCACCTCCTCCGGTAGAAGATATAGTTGTGATTCCTGACCCTGCTATTGAAGAATCATCTCCTTTTGTACCTCGATTGACATTGTGGCCTGCGCCACCGCTACCTACTGTAATTGTATATTGAACTCCTGAAGTAGGAGTAAAAGTGCTTGTTCTATAGCCGCCAGCTCCTGCGCCACCGCCAACCGTGCCACTTCCACCGCCACCGGCCGCAACTATTAAATATTCAAAATCTGAGAGACCTGCCGCGCCAGCTGACATGAAACCTAGGGTTCTATATCCAAATTGTGTCATATACTTTTATGCTCCTATTATGCGTCGTTAGCAGCGTCTGTAGTAAAGTATAATTTAATACCTAGTAATCTAGCATCTCCTGTAAATGTGTCACTGCCGTCTGCTGCATCTCTATAAAGCTGGAAAAAAGTTAAATCATCATCTGCTGGTGAGCCTGCGATTGTGATTGCACTACTTGTTCCTGTAACTTGTACGTCTTCTACCGTTCCAATTCCAGCATCTGTAACTTCTTGCGCTGTCCCAAAAACTACGTCTGCGGTATCACTATCACTACAGCTAACACCTTGAAGTCCAAATATACAGTCTCCCGTATTCGTATTGCCTGGTGACCACCAAGCTTGAAAAGTTACTGTTCCTAAATTCCATGATTTAGGCATTGCTATAGAAAATTGTGCATATTCAGCTGTACTTGCATCAAAATCTAAAACTTTTAAATCTGGTCTAGTTGCTGTTGTTTCTACTTGTTGGGCATCAGCTCCATTTGTTGATGATCCATACATAGCCGCGGCGGGAATCCATATAGTTTCCGTTCCTGCAACTTTAACTGCAGCTGAACCTGATTTAAGAACTCCTGATCCTTTAGGATTTAAATTTAAATCAACGTTTGTTTCACCTGTTGAAGAAATAATTGGACCATTTCCAGTCGCAGCATTTGCTAATGTAATTTCGTTA